CTGTAAAGGTGGCTGGACAACAAATGATGCTGCAACCAGGACAGTTCATCTCTTCAATATCAGAACTAAGTCGTAAGTGGCAATGGCAGCGTGCCACTGTCCGACAGTTCGTGGATGGGTTAGAATCCATTCAGCAATTGGATATCAAGCCTATTTCAAAAATGTTTATCTTCACCATCAACAGTGCCCAATACTTGTCGGTGAGGATTAAGGATGTTGAAGACTTGAAACTGTTTTCTGATATGCAGTTCAAACGGTTCATTATTGGAACGGCAACTGTCAAAGAGACGGCAGAAAGTTTGGATTTGTATTTTCTCTATCTTTCGGAATCAGCAGAAAAGGAGAATGGGGCTATCGTCAAGCACAGCACACTTTGCAATCAACAATATGACACATTTATACACTACGTCAAGTCTGTTTTTCTTATGGAAGATTCTGACATCAGACTTCCTGAAAGTTTAGAAAAATCTATAAGAAATTACATAGGTGATGAACAGATTTGTTCCTGGTATAAACTGGTTAGCATGATAGACTTGTTAAGGACATCTTATAGCAATAGGCAGGAAACGGCAATTATTGCTGATGGGGTTTCTAAAGAAGAGGAACAAATTATCCGTCAGTTGTACGACTTCTGTTTTTCTCTTATAAAGACCAAGCATAATTGCATTAATCAGTCGGAGGAGAATCACGATAACTCTGGCAAGCAATTAGCTGGTCATAGTTCAACAGTTAATACTAATGTTATATGACTCACTATAGAAAGTTGAAACTATCATATCCTGCTTTTAAAGCAAAGATGTGAAGACAATCTTTATAACAGGCGACGTGCTTGCACGTGCCACATTCTTTAAGCTAGGGGAAGCCTAATACCCCGACCGTCTGCGAAGGTTGGGAGGGGTGACCAGATAAACAGCTTTGGCGACCGTTCAGCCACATTCGAACAGTCAGTTCGCTACGCATTGTAGCTTTCGCAATCCGCTGAATCCACCTCATCTTTGGAGGTGTCGGGTCCAGCTCCTCGTAAATCTGTTTGAAGGTCTTTTTTGTCATAACTTATATTTTCTTTATGTTTTAATTGCCTATCAAGCGCAAAAGATGTATATTAGCACGCAACATTGCTGTTTCGTGATGCAAAGATAAACGGTTTTGTTGGTATTATCAAACAATTCTGTTGGGAATTTTGCGAAAAAATTGTTGTATAACTTATAACAGCTTGAATATGAGCGGAAAAGAATTGAAAGAAATTTTGCGAGAAGAGGGAATAAATTTAGCCGAACTCGCTAAAAAGTTGGGTTTTGACAACGACCAAAGGCTACATTCAGCCTTAAAAGCAGAAGATGTGAAGAGCGGTTTGTTAGAAGCGATAGCCAAAGCAACAAACAAAAGCGTTGGCTTTTTCTACAAAGATGTGTCGAACGCAGTTGCATCAGACAACAGTGTTGCTGTGTCTGGAACTGGAAATTCCGTAAACTCAATATCTGAAAGGTTCATTGCTCTTTTAGAAAAGAAAGATGAGCAAATGGATAGACTGATTGGGTTATTGGAGAAAAAATAACAATAATTGTATGATAAAAGATAAAGCAGTATGAAAAAGATGTTTTTTATTTGCTTGACCTTGCTATTGGCGAGCTGTCAAGAACCATACGAGAAAGCGATTGATAAATACTATCAAACTCATCTTAAAGATGCAAGTAGCTATGAAGTCGTGAGAACATCAAACACCCCTCAAAAGCTCACGCCAACTTCATACATCATGTTCCAGTACGAAAATAGCGGAAAAGTCTTGCTTGAAAAACTGGAAACATTCAGAGCAAACTGCAAGAAGCAGGGGAAAGACCCTAATGAGCATATCGGGTACTATGTGGAACACGAGTATCGAGCAAAGAACAGCTTCGGTGCAAAGGTTACTCACAAAGACCGTATCTATTTCGATAAAGAGTTAAATCAGATTATTAACGTAGAGCATATAAAGTGATATGAATAGCCACTGGATCGTAATAAATACCCTTGTCGATTGTTTGGAGAACGGAATCGACAAGGAAAAGGTCAAATCAGCCACCTTACAGCTCGATACGGAGCTTGACAGACGTTTGGTCGATAATTTACCCATTGACGAGACAAAACGTCTTAAATCGGTCTTGGAACGCATAAATTACGAAATCTATACTGAATGAGTAGGACGAGAGCATACAAACAAGATACGTTGGATATCCAAAAGCGATATTTTGACGTGATGCAGGAGCTAATCGATGAAAAGCGATTGCCCGGAGGTCTTGCCGGCTTTTGCGACACATACGGATTTGACCGCAGACACTGGTACGCCCAGAAAGCGGATAACGGAAAAGGTTACTTTGAGGTCGCTTGGCTCGTTCCGTTGATAAAGTATTTCAAAGTCTCGGCAAACTGGCTTCTGCTTGGAACTGGAAAAGTCTATAAAGGCTGACAAACTATAAAGGGGTAAAAACAACCATTTGCTTGTTTTGGTTGAATTTACCCCTTTCTTCTCTTTTTCCTTTTTCCCCACACCCCTATATCCTTATACTCTTCTTACCTCTACTAAAAATATATATTTATATAAATATATTTATTATATTTTTCTTTTTATGTTACTTTTTCTTTTTGAAATCGGCTAAAAAAGGGCGTTTTTAGGGACAAACAACCATTTGCTTGTTTTCTCAAAAAGTCAAAACAACCATTTGCTTGTTTTGCTTGTTTTTGCTTGTTTTTCGTCAAAGTATATCGGGTATCTTGGAGACAGCAGCCTGCTTGTTCTTGTCGAGAACCTTTGCGTATATCTGTGTGGTGGAAAGCTCTCGATGTCCGAGCAGTTTACTGACCGTATAGATGTCCGTTCCCAAATCAAGCATAAGCACCGCAAAGGTATGACGTCCGCAATGGAATGTGATATCTTTCTTAATCCCGGCACGAAGAACCCAACGCTTTATCGCTTCGTTGGTACAAGAGGGGGAGTGAATATCGGTAAACACTGGCTCATCATTGGCACCACGTTCGCCCATCAACTCGGCTGCTTGGTCGTTGATGTCGAGATATTCCTGCCCACCGGTCTTTTTCTGCTTGAAGATAATTCGGGTGTAGTCGCCTTGCTGATGAACCTCGCCCCACGTCAATTTGAGGATATCGCTTCGTCTCAATCCAGTAAGGCACGAGAATAGAAACGCACGTTTGATGTTCGGATATTCACATTCCGTCTGAACGAGCAGCTTTACTTCCTCCAGTGTGAGATACATTCGTGTTCCCTCTTCCGCCTTGAACCCCTCTATACCTTGCATCGGGTTACGGCTGATGATGCGGTCCTCAAATGCTTGGTTCAGACACGCACGAAGTTTGTTGAAGTAGGAGAGCTTCGTGTTACGGGAAAGTGGGTGATCCTTGATGCGTTCTCTGAAATCGCAACCCCACGCACACGCTTCCTTTTCCAAATAGTCCTTGAAGCCCTGCACCCATTTCGGGGTGATATCCGCAAAGGTGATGTCTTGATTGCTTTCGTATTTCTCCAAATGCTTCAAGCAGGACCGCCAGTTACCCCAGTTGCCCCGTGTGTCCTTGCCCAATCTTGCTTCACACATTGCACGATAGTAATTAAAGAACTTGGTTTCATCTGCATAGTCATTCTTGAAACCATATTCTTTGTTCTGCAGCTCGACCGTTCTTTTCGCCTTTATAGCTTCGGCCAGCTTCAACGTCTCTCTGTTCTTCTCCTTGTCGGTTCTCGTCTTTTCTGGTATGAGGTACAGTTTCAAGTATTCATACTCACGCTTTCCGTTTCGGTAGATGTCGAGATAGAGCGTAGTGTTGCCAGTTGGCAGCTTACGCTTTCGTAGCTTGATAGATTCCTTGTTGTTCATATTTGTTGCTTTTGTTGCTCATTTTGTTTCAAGCAACAAAGTAACAACAAAAAAATGACAAACGATGCAAAAGGAAAACAAAAATACCAGTATTCGGGTGTTTTTCCTAAATACTGGTATTCAATAGTATTTTTATCATCGTTTTGCGTTCAGTTGGCATTGTTTGTTATTTGCCAAATCTGCCTTACTTTCCGATGCAGAAGCGCGAGAATATGGTTCCGAGTATTTCGTCGGTGGAGACTTC